GGCTTTAAGCCGGTGTGTTAACAGGCTTTAACAATTGGCCTAACTCGCACCAACATGCTTTAACAAATGAATTGGATAGCTATGGGCCTGTTTGGCTTAATCTCGTGACCCGCATCGTGTTCAAATCTTTGTGATGGTAGCTTATATGGCTGAGAGGCTCAAATCCTTGTGGTGATGGTAGTTTATATGGCTGAGAGGCTTAATCTCGTGATCCGCATCGTGTTCAAATCCTTGTGGCGATGGTAGTTTATATGACTGAGAGGCTCAGAGCATGTTAAGAAGTGTTAATAGTACCTAAAAGGCTCAGAGCATGTTAAGAAGTGTTAATGGTAAATTTAACATTTCCTAATCTGCTATACTTTACCATATAGAGGTTTATTGTACGTGCTTACTTGGCTAACTGCCAGAATGTCAAATGTGGTTAACAACCATCTGATTTAACACAACTTAAGCCTGAGAATTTTTCTATGTTATTTTTTTAGCATCCACAAAATAGCCTGAAAAAAATATGCCAAAAAGTTTCGTGTTTCATATATTATTTGTATATTTGCATATCGGAAATAACGAACGAAACAACTGAGATTACAAACAAAATTTAACACAAAAAGTTGCTCAAAAGTTTTTCCGGTTCAAATATAATTAGTATATTTGCATAGATAAAATAAGTAACAATAAAACATTACAGCAATGAAAGTAAACAGAAATTACCGTTTCGTATTGACGAACATTCCAAACAGTATGTTGGAAACAGAAGAAATAAGAATTGACAACGAGGAAATAACTGGCGAGAGAATGTTTGCCAGTGAATGCCACTACTATGCCGAGAAAAATATCCTCGAGTGTATCAAAGATGCAGCAAAACGCGATGACCTGCGCAGCTACTACGAACACACCTACTGCATCTACAAAGAGGACAAACCGAAAAAGGAAACAGTAGAACGTGAAGAGGACGGCAAGAAAATTACTGAGACAAGAGAAATACCTGGCAAGGCAATGCTGGTTGAGGTAATTACAGTAGACGAGAACGGCATAAATATTCGATAAAACAGCAACTCAGAGAAGCTGGGTATGATGAGAAAACGAATTGTCTTGTATTAGAAGTTAAATAATTAAAACAGGAGAATATGAACAGCAAGAGAACTTATATTGCTACATTCTGGCGTAGCAATCCGCAATTGAAGAATGGTGGCTATTATACGACAGAGGAATTTCAAGCTATGTCACATAAAGCAGCCGAGAGACAAGCCAAGAGATACACGAAAGATATGATTTACGGCAGGTTAAACCTCATAAGTGTTGAACTAAAACAAGAGAATGCATGACCTTAGCCGCTGCGGAGAGAAACGATATTCGTGGAACAGTAGCGAAGCGGATTTTAGGAGCGACACCTACAGCGGCACTAAGTTTAATCCTTGCTTTCGCAATATTGTTGCGGAGCAACTAATAAAAATTTACAGTATTATGGTAACAATGAAATTTTCAGCAACTAAGTCAGAAACATTGTTTTTGACACCAACAATTGCAGTTGAACAAAACAACTCAGAAACAGCAATCCGATTTGCTCTTTGGCATGGCGTGTTCAGCGTAGAGGTAAGCAAGAGCTACAAAACCGTAAAAGCTAAATAACATGGTAAGAAATGAAATGTTTGTAACGGTTTATAGGCTTGAAGTTGAGGCCACTCGAGAGAATTCGGACAATTTGGACAATATGGAGAACTTCATAGAAGTCATTTCGGATTGTGCTATCGTGTCCAACGATGAGGGTTGTGTAGCTATCATAGTAGCGTCTTCGGATGCTTTAGGGACAACGAAATTGGCTAATATGGCACTCAGATTTTTTGGCAAGGAGGGATATAATATAAGTACTCTCGGACTCTTAGGGCCGTTTTAAGAAACTCAATTGATATTTTTTAACATAAAACTTGGAAAAAAGTTCCCAAAGCGGCTCAATAATTCAAAAAAGCATAGTATATTTGCAATATCAAAATTAAACAATAACATTTTAATAACAATTCAAAATTTACAGTATTATGGCAACAAAGAAATTTTCGCAGATGACAACGAAGAAGCTGAACGCTCTTTTGGCAACAGCAAGTGATGAAGACAAGAAGGCTATCGAGGTCGTACTCGCAGCTCGTGAACAGTCCCAAGTTTCAGTGTCAGGAGAAACACAGTCTGAAGTAGCAAACTCTGTACAGGAGTTCGAAGATACAGAAAATCCATTGACACCAGAAGAAGAGGCGGCTATTAAAGCAGCTGAAGAGAATGGCGGAATTAATCCTATGAGTAACAGTAGCAAGGCAACTCAGGAGAAAAAGCCGAAGATGGCCGACGAAGAGCGTCACGCACTGGCCGAAGAGCTGAAGAAGAACGTTAACCATCGTTGTCAGGCAGTTCCTTTCAACACTGCAGAATGGGTTGACGGCTATATCGCCGGAGTGATTGAAGAGAAGCGCAGCAATAAGGTACTCTATGCAATCAAGACAGACGACGGACGCCGCATCGTTAAGGTACACGACAGCAATCTTGTTCGCATTCTGGACGAAGTCGTTGAGCCGGAGAAGAAAGTCCGCGTTCGCAAAGTAAAAGACCCGGTAGACAAAATTGAATGGACACCGGAAGTAATTGCTGAAGAGGTTAACGGATTTATCGGCAACATAGGTAAAACGGTAGAATTTGAGAAATACCGTACTACAGACGAAAACGGTGAAGAGCACATTGAAATGGTAATCGGCCGTATTGTGGCAATCATACCTGACAAACGAGCTCAGCGCTTGCTCTACCGCATTTCAGTTCCGGCTCCTATCGAAGGCAATCCGCTCGCAACGAAGACTATGTACAAGGTTGTGAAAGCCGAGGGCCTTAAGATTGCCGAAGAGTTCGACGAAGAAGGCGCACAGTTCAATGCCAAGTATCTGGAGCGCCGTGAGGCAGCGGCAATCCGCGCTTCACTTACTCCTCAGGACCGCGTAATTCGCTGCGAGGAGAATGTGAAGAAGGCAGAGGAGAAGCTGCAGAAAGCTCAGGAAGAGCTGGAAGCCAAAAAGAAGCAGCTTAATGATGCAAAGAAGGAGCTGGATGAATATCTCGCCGGTCAGGTAAATGGAGAAACTGCCGAAGCTCCTGCTGAGACTACAGCCGAAGAGGAGTCACTTGCATAACACAGCCACCTGACACTGTTTCTCCCATGGAGCCGTCTCGAAAGAGGCGGCTCTTTTTTTTGCTCATATCTAAGTACGCAGCTATTTTTGTATTATTGTGATTTATGTTAAAATATATAAACTCATAGAAACATGCTTCTTTCGCGTTCTAGGACACTTTTAGGCTTTAGGTGTACTATAATATGGGTTAACTCAATTTGGCGCGATAGAGGTCAAAAGAAATGTATCTATCAATAACGTATTTTTATAAAGTCTATAATATGAATTGAGGCATGGACTTTCCTGAGCTTTAAGCCACCAAGCAGTTATATAAATAGTTGTTAAATTTATGGCTAAAAAGTTGACTCATTTTCTTGGCTTCTAGGACACTTTTATTTGAGATAATAGTAAACTAAATCTATAAAAAGAAATGAGGAGAGAATGAACGAGAATAATGAAATTTCATATATTTTCAAGGCATTTAGAGCTCTATATTTTTATTTTGAAGCCGCAATAAACCAGTGAAAAATTTTTATGTTAAAGTCTGTAAAACAGTAATTTGTATCAAGATTATTTTGTACTTTAGCTTATAAAAGAACAAAAGTAAAACTGTTAAAAAATGTTACACACTAGAACACATAAAAGCCGCATGGCCATTATGATTAAGCAGCTTATGCCTGAGTGTACAAGCTGTGTAGCTCGGGGTCCAATGTGGACTATGCAGCAATTGTCCACATTGGACCCCGAGTGTGGTACAGGAGTTAACAGAAGAAATGGCCGAGAGAATATCACAAGGCCCAACGAGAGAAATGGCCGAGAGAATATCACAAGGCCCAACGAGAGAAATGTTGAACAAGAATAAATAATTGCAATATGGAAATAAATGAACAAGAGAATACCCAAGAGGTACAGCAAGAGAATTTGCTTGATGGCTCTCAGTCAGTTCAAGCAATGCAAGAAGGAAATGAACTGCCCGCAGCTGTTCAATTAGTTCAGCCTCAAGCTGCTTTAGATGAAATGGCAGAGCTTGAGAAGAAATATCGTGAAACTATAGAACGGGAGAATAAATGAGCAATTTTGTTTTAGATTACAGCAAAAAGCAGACTTTGCAAATATCAAATGATGCTTTTTGCTTTTTGTATTATGGCGAAGAGCCATTAGACGAAGACAATTTGGAAGAAGCCAATGAGGTATCTGAAATGTTTTCCAATAATTTTTATATAGAAGATGGTTGGAAAGCAGTTGATGACTCAGACCTTATAGAATGCACCTTTGTTCCGTATGTTGAAGACCAAGCCGATTATGATGAATATGAGGACCTTACCAAATATATTCAGCAGCAAATAAAATGGCTTGATGCAAATCATATTAGAGTGTGGTGGTTTAATAACCAAACTGGAACGAGAGAATTACATGGTGATTTTAAGGTTTATACCGATAAATATGGCCTTAAGTGTTTTCATACAGGCAATCAAGATGAGGATTTTGCGACAGGAAAAATGGGCTTGTATTTTTTGAAGAATTTCAAGAAGCGCATAGCTTAACAAGTGAATGAGAAAAATATAAGGCAGACTACAGAAAAGTAGTCTGCCTTTTTTACATTAAGCTTTCATCTTCTTCTATAACGAGAGAATAACCGACTCCTCGTACGGTTTCTATAGCTACTCGGTTATCCATTTTAAGCGCATTTCGCAGCGTGCATATATGGACATCTAAGCTACGTTTATTAAAGTAGTTATCATCAGTCCATACTTGCTGCATAAGTATTTTCTTAGGTAATGTTTCATTTTTATAAGCACATAGTAAAGCAAGAATTTGGCTTTGTTTATTACTAAGCTGTGTTTTTACACTGCCTATAGTAAGAATTTTATCTACTGTATTAAACAGGTAATCGCCTATCTCATAAGATGGCTCTATACTTCTTACTCGCACACCACATCTTTTCAAAACAGCTTTTATTCTTCTTATAAGCTCTTCAGTGTTATATGGTCTTATAATGTAATCATCTGCACCTTCATCAAATGCTTCAATAACATACTCATATCGGGCTTTATCCGATACCATTATTACCGGCATTTTATTATCTGATTTGCGCAAAAATTTTAATAGCTTTAGCCTCATAGAGGCATCTGTTGTTTTATAATGGCTTAATATGCATAAGTCATAATTCTTTTCTCTGATTTTGATTAGTATATCATTCTCAGTTGAGGTTATTACTTGAAAGCCGTTATACACCAAATAATCTACAAGGATTTTACAGTCTTCATCTTGATAGATTAAAATTCTTGGCAATGCTAATTTAGTGTTATTATCACTTTTCATACCATTTCTTTAATTTTGTTTTGTAAATCGTTATATAAAACTTCATACCAAAATGGATTAAGCCTTAACAGGTCAAAGTATGAATATACGCCTTTTTGGTATATTAAAGAAGCATATTTAAGCTCTTTGTCTGCTCTTTTTTTAAGATGCTCATGATAGAACTTTATGGACTGGTCCACATTTACCAAGAATGGTGATTTATGCTCCATAAGAACTTTCTGCTCTGTATTTTGAACAAAATAATATGGGATATCCGGCATTGCCCAGAAAGTTAATCTAGCACCATATTCCTCACTCGCCTTATATAAAAAGCCAGGACATTGACGAATTGAGTCAGGATATAAGCTTTTACATATTCTTAGCCTACGTGGAATAAAAGGATTAAGTAAAGTAGTTAATCGCTTGTTTATATAAGTTGAGTATTTATCAACCATTCTTGTGTGTTCTTTAACAAGTGATGAAACTAACAGCTTAATCCTTTCATTTCCTATAGGGTCACTCAGGCGTATATATTCTTGCCTGAAAGCTTCACGCTGAATACGTATTCTGTCTTCTTTAAGCCGTTGAGACTTTTTCCTTTTAGCTTCTATGCTAGCCATTGCAACTCTGCGCTGTCCCTCAGGTCCAAACAGTTTTACGCCTTGGCAATTGTTTAGACCTAAGCCTGTCCATGACATTTTATCTCCATATCTAGCTTCAATCTCTCTGTTTTCCTGCTCTTCTTCAGATAATTCAACGTGCTCTTCTTCCAAGGTAATTTTTTCAATCGCCTCAGATTGAGCCTCCTGAATATCCTCATCATCGCTTTTAATTTCATCGAGAAATTCAAAGAGTTCCTTTTCAGTTAAGTCTCCATATTGCTTAATATCTTCCATGCCACTTAAATAATGACTTGATTATATCTTTTCCAGCTTGCTTGTTAAGCAATCCAAAGTATGCGATTGCAAGTGTGAGTCTTGCTATTTTATGCAATACCCATGCTAATAGATATATAGGGAAATAAAGTATACCTACATGTCTCCATAAAAATTTAAGTACCTTTTTCATTTTTATAAGTTTTTAAGTTGTTGTTTATAATACTTTTCTTGCATATCGAAATGTCTCTTATATATATGCAAATCATGAGCAAAATGGTAATAAGTGCCTATTGGCACACCGAGCTCATCTGCGACTAATTGTTGAAGTTTTGTCCAGCAATATTGGTCATTGCAAAAACCATAAACCAAATCGTTGCTTCGCATGGTTACACACATATCAAGAGTTCCTATTTGAGGCTTAATATCAAATCCGACTGATAGTGTACAAGGTGTATCATATTCATAGTCATCTTTTTCTTTACCATCAAATATAGTAAACCAAGCTTGACGAGTATCTTTATTCTCTTTAAGCTGTTTAATGCACTTTGCCAATTGGTGATTGCGAGTCCATTGCCACCCATAATTAGAATTGACAATGTTATCTCCACCATGCATTTTATCCCATATAGGAGCATGCTTTTTAATTTCAGCTACACTCCTATCTCCAGACATATACCAGGCATATTCGCGCTCTGCATATCGTTCGCTGAATTTACGCCATTCTGTTGTTATGACACGTTGCTGAGGATTAAGTAAATAAAAACCAACATTGTAAACAGCTTTTGTTCCAACATTAGTATTTACTCCTTGGCCCATAATAAAAGCATATAGGTCTTCAAAAGCCTCAGTAGCATTTTTATAAGCTGTGTTCATACATTATTCTCTTCTTTATCTTTATAATCTAATATAAGTGCAACTCCATAATCATACCAAAGAAGCTCATCAAGTTCTTTTTCAGTTTTGCAATTATATTTACATAATTCAGCTTCTAAATCCATTGGACTTTCAATGTGAACTTCATCTTCTATATACTTTGCCATATCATTTAACTATTTTATTAGTGTTGCTGTTATAAACTCTAAACAACAATTCTTCAGCTTCCCCATTCATGGCATTGCAAATACTTATTGCTTCTTCCATAGATAAGTCTGTAAGTTCTTCGTCGTTATCGTCAAACGCTATTTCGCCAGTAATTACTCTTATTTCAAATGAATTGGCTGATACAAAAGCCTTAGCAGCATCAAGAGCTTGTATTCCTATATGATGAATAGCATCCCAATAAATATAAGATAACCGGCTCGTACCATTGAGTATTTTTATATACTGTTCTCTTATATTTTCTGGTTTAAACATATTGGCTTTATCCATGCGCTCATACTCTGCAAGCCATCTGCCATATCCTTTATCCGCTTTGAACTTGTTAGCATATACAGCTGCGAACCTAAGAAACTGGCTTGTATTAATTATTTGAGGAATTTCTGCCATAATCTTTAAAGTTATATTCTCGTGCGTCCTAGAGCCCACTTGTTTTTCTGAATATAAATCTTTTGCTTCATACTTAAAGTGCGATATCGCGCGCGAGAATAGTGAATAAATTGATTATTTGTTGAATGTTAGTCCATATTTTGCCCACTGAAGAACGAATCCTAAGCCAGCCCAAATTTGGTCTACCGCATGTGGTCTAGCAAACTTTTTACCTATATTAGCATCATAATTTTCTGGTTTTACACATGAAGAAATACCATTGGCTTCAAAACCAGTAATTGTATCAAGAGTAACTACCGTATTTTTACTTCCAGCTGTTGTGACGCTCTCTTTAGCAATAAACCTTTCAATGTCTTCTTGCTTAATTGTTTCGCCGTGTTCATCAGCTAATTTAAAATAAGCCTTATCAGCAACAGCTTTTGGCGACCAAGATTTATAGCCATCTGGATAAGTTACTTCATAGCCTTTTTCTTCACCAGTGTAATTATTGGTTTTATAACCTTTTTCTATAGCTTCATTGGCTGTCATTGGCTGTAAGTCAACCATTTTAATTCCAATTGCTTTCATAATTAATTTCAATTTAGTTATTTTTAGAATGAGCCTGTAGACCCAAGAGCTCCATCACCACGTTCAGATGAACGGCTGAAAAGCTCTGACTCAGAAACTTCTTCAAGGCCTTCATACGATACAGGCACAAGAATAAATTGTGCTATTTTCATACCTGGCTTAATGTGGACCTTGGCTTTACCGACATTAACAACATGTATATGAATTTCACCTTGGTAATCTTCATCTACAATCTTGGCTCCGAGGATAACAATGCTTTCAAATGCTTCTGCTTTCGGTGTTCTACCAGCTCCAAGGCAAGCCCATTTAGAAGTTACAACTCCTGATTTATCAGCTGCCATAAGCATATATCCTTCTGGAATTTCCATCTTAATACCTGATGGTATCAAAACATCAGTTCCTGGATTTACGATAAAGCCTTTGTTATTTCCAAAGTTAGGAACGAAAAAATCAATTCCTGCTGCTTTACCAGTCCCGCGAACAGGGGACTTTACATTTCTTATTTTTGCAAATTTCATGACCACATCATTTTAACAAGTTCCTTAGCCGCTGTTTCTACAGCTCTAGCGAGTCTATGTTCAACTTCTGGACTTATAAGGCTGTAAACTCCTTCTTTTTCAAAAGCATCAGCCATGATAGCTCCAATTTTTGAAAGCTTAGGATTAGAAGTGTTAATGCCATGCTTATCCATAAGCTCTCTGTTGTACTCATACTTGATACCTCCTTCTACAGGAACAAGCTTGGCTATTTCTGCATGAGTATTTGACTTTCTGCTCGTAGGAACAGTGATAATAATCTCCTGATTGGTTGTCATGCACATATCTGTGCACATTTCCATTACTTCATTGAAGTTGCGTTTAAACTCTCTTGGAGTTACTGAAATTAAACTTTTCATAATGATGCCAAATTAGCAATTAAGTTCAACATATATGTTTTATCTTTATCTCTTCTGAGCTTCATCTTATCTTTTAAGGCGAGAGCTACTAGCTGAACACCTATAAGATTATGTTTTGCGCGAGGCTCGTCGATTATATCCAATACTACCTCTTTAGATATAATCTCATCATAGCTTTCAGTCTTGTCAATGATAGCATTTATCTTTACTCCATCAATTACAAATGAGTAACACTCGCCTCCTTCATATCTGTTACATTAAATCGCCATCGAATAAACTTGGTTGCTCAGTGGCTTTAGGAGCAACTTTTACATCTCCCGGCTTACGCTTTAATACCCAAAGAGTATTACGTGAAGCATCTGGGAACATAGGAGCCATGATATTGGCAATGAGGTTTGAGTCATAATACTCTTTAAGAGCATCAAACATTTTCTGTTGCCAATCGATCATCAGTGGCTTATAGTCTTTAGCTGAAGCAAATGTACCGAACTTCTTTACTATGTTGAAATGCTTCAACAATATGCCTTCGAGTTCCCAATGGTCAAACTCTTGCACATCAACTCCGCGACCATCACCTGAGTCATAAATATGATTACCAGCTGCTCCTACAGATGGGTCATAATTTGGAGTTGAAAGGTAATAAGTAGCGTTATTATTGCCACAAGCCTTAAAGTTCTCCAAAAATGCATCTGCATTCTGTTTGCCAACGTGCTCAAGCACTTCAAAAGCGCAGACTTTGTCAACATTAAATTGGCTGAAATCCATGTAGTTTTTAACAAGGTCAGCAACATAGAAATGAGCCCAAGGTACATTGGCATACTTCTCAGCTGCTTCTTGAATTGTTTTTTCGCGAATATCGATACCGATATATTCTTTCTGCTTAAACTTGTTTCTGTATAATACCTCAAGCAAGTTAGCAGCTCCACAGCCAAAATCAACAATAGACTCACCAATTTTGGCTTCTTTCAAGATATGAGTCCATCGCAGATAATGCGCAAATTGGTCTCTGTGGAATACGTGACGCTCAAAGGCCTGGTCAGGTCTGAGGTCTGTTGTGTTATACACTTTTGCCATAATTAAAAAATTGTTTATTTGTTGAAAATATCTTTATGCTCTTCCAGATAGTCATTCATAGAGCCCATGTAAGCTACTGCATCAAGAAGATTATCCTCTTTGTGTGCATAAGCCTCACGCGATAACTTAAGAGCTATCATAGCTCTATACATACCAGCAGTTGTTATTTGCTGGTCTTTAGGCGACATCAAGTTATAAAGAGCTGCTGCTCTTTCCATTGATGCCTGGAATGGCCCATATTGACGCTCTTTTTCCTCTGAGCGTTCATTTACAATCTTGTTTGCTTGTTCTAATATATTACTCATGCTTTGAAACTATTTATTATTTTATCTTTTAACTCTGGATTATTCTCAAGCATTTCCACAAAAAGGTCTGCTGCAACGTTTATACTAAACTGCCTCATATCGTCATTTTCTTGGAAATACCTAAGGAAAACCGGTATTTCCTTAAGCATTTCGTTATTCTCTTTTAACAGTTTAAGTATCTCATCCATTACAGCATCGATTCTAGTTCTGCTTTTAATCTTTTTGCATCAGCACCTCTAAATGTTTGTGCATTTGCCAAGAAGTATCTAACAATATCTCCTGCAGTATTATAAAAATACATAGCATTCGGGTCTGAAGTATCAAGTGTTAGCATTGCCTCTAAATAAGGCACCGCGCCAAAATATACATTAAGCCATGTTGACTTTATATCTCTGGCTATTCGCTGAAAGGTTCTTTTCTTGTCCATTTTATTATCTTTATTTAGATATGCAAATATACTAATTTTCTCCGAGAATAGAAAATTTTTTCATTATAAAATGCACTCACTTAACACTTCTTAACTTGGCCAGATTTTATTGCTCTTCTGGATATTCTGTTTGCAGTAATTCTTTGCAAAATTGAATAACTTGCTCATAGTTATTATATGCAGTTTGAGTAATAATTCTCCGCTGAAGTATCGTTAGCTTATTTTTAATAATAAACTTATTTATGCTAAGAGAGAGAGTTTTATCATTGCATCTTCTTTTATCTCCTAACTGAATAGCTAACTGAGCATAATGAATACATTTCTTTATATCCTGCACTCCATTTTTAGCTTTATGCCTACTAATATATTTTATAATGCATCCTTGTATAAAAGAGCATCTTAAAGCAGCTATAAGCTCTATTGGTTGCATAGCCATATCTTTATAATGGCTACCACCTATTTGTACATCTGTTGCTTTCATATCAATATACTTTACGTTTACGATTATCTGGTATATACCCATTTGCCACTCTCAGTTCATCCATAAACATAACAGAATTGTAATGCTTAGGAAATTCTTTTATCACCTTAAAGCTTGCTGTTTTATCTTTCACAAAGCTATTATCGTCTGCAGGTTCTACATATCCAAGTTTTACAAGCTTATAAAGATATGCGGTTTCTGAGTTTCTACCTGGTTCTTTACCAAGCAGAATTTCTTTTGAACTTACTACTTTGCCAACATTATCGTTAACAAATTTTACCATTTCCGTAAATAACGGAGCTCGTTTCCCATTACGTCCCATATTACATAAATTTTTTATATTTGTCAATTTTTGCTTTTATGCTATCCATTAAGGCATTTTGCTTTTTATCTTTTGCTTTAAGTGCTCTGATTACGTCTTCATCATGAGTGCCTTGCAATATCAAATGATTTATAACAACATGATTTTGCTGTCCTTGTCGATATAATCGAGCATTAAACTGCTGATATAATTCAAGACTCCATGTTTGCCCAAACCAAACTATTATACTGCCTCCTGCTTGAAGATTAAGCCCATGGCCTGCTGATGCTGGATGCGCTAACATAACTTGTATTTTACCAGCATTCCAGTCTTCAATATCTTTATTGTTTTTAAGCTCTCTTGGCTTATATTTTTTAAGATATTCCACGATTCTATCCCTATCGAATTGATAGGCCCATGCTACAAGCACAGATTGGCCATTTGCATCTTCAATTATCTCCTTAAGAGCTTCAAGCTTAATATCATGAATTGGAAACACATTTCTTTCTTCATCATATATAGCTCCATTAGCAAATTGAAGTAATTTATTTGAAAGGGCAGCGGCATTGACTGCGTTTACTTCCACAGGCTTTTCAACAAATACTGAATTACCATTTTCGTCTTCTTGCTCAATCGTTTCAGTAGCACCTATTGAGTCAAGCACTTTATTCTTTTCAAAGTCATCATATTGCTTCTTTAGAGCTTCAGGCATTCTAAGCTTTATATAGTTATCTGTCCTAAACGGCATTTCAAGATAATCATCGGCTTTCATGCTTATGCAAATATCCTCTATTTTCTTATGTATTAGATATTCTGCGTCACTCATCAAATCGTATGAATATATGACATGACCATTCGTTTGACCTGGCCGAAAATACCTTTCTCTATATCTGGATATTGTCTTTTCAAGGCGCTCGCCTCTATCCATAAGATATATTTGAGGCCACAAATCAATAAGTCCATTTGGAGCAGGTGTACCAGTTAGTCCTACTAGCCTTTTAAGATAAGGTCTTGCGCCGCGTAATGCCTTAAAACGCTCTGATTTATGAGACTTAAAACTGCTAAGCTCATCAACTACTACCATATCAAAAGGTAATTTGCCTCCGCCATATAAAGCACAAAGCCATGCGACATTATCTCTTGATATGATATAAATATCAGCTTTTGTTTCCATAACAGCTGCTATTCGCTGTTTAGCAGTACCTATAATCTTAGAAAAGCGCAAATGCTTTAAGTGGTCCCATTTCTCTGCTTCTTCTTGCCAAACTGACTCAGCCACTCGCTTTGGTGCTATAACTAATACAGAATTAACTTCACAATAATCAAACATCAAATAATTTATGGCTGTCAGTGTTGATACTGTCTTACCCAATCCCATATCAAGAAATACTCCACAAAATGGGTGAGTAATTATATGCTCAGCGCAAGCCAATTGATATTTATGTAAATCTGTTTCTTTCATCTTTTATTTATTGTTAAATATAGCTAAACAAGCTAAACCAAACAAAGCACCTATTATAAATGCAACTATGTTACTTATCATAAATTATACTATCTATAAATTGTTCAACACCTTTTATCGTATCTATTACTTCAACTCTAAAGCCTAAAGCTCTAAGCTTATTGTGCATATATACCTGTATGCGTTTAGGCTTTCGTCCAGTTGTTTTTAATTCCACAAAAACTATTTTATGGCCTGGAAATAAGCACATTCTATCTGGTAAGCCTATAAGTTGGTCACACAGCAGTTTTATACACATGCCACCATTTATCTTAACAAGCTCAACCAATTTGTGCTCTACAACTTTTTCACTGTCTATCGTCTCTTTCTTCATAAGTTAAATTTATTGAACTTACAGTTACTCCAAGTATTTGCAATGGCTGGTTAAGCTTATCTTTAAGATTTTTCTTGAATTGGGCTACATCATTGCAAACATTCTCTTCTGTTACATGGTTTTCATCATATTTTATTGTTCTTAAAGAACCATCGGAGAATTTGCATACAACTCTTAGTATTACATATTTCATAACCTGACCATATAAATGTTATACTCACACTTATCCAAATTAAATTCCAGTCTGTCAACACAAAACTTTTGGCCATTGTATATAACAACCGTTTTGACAGATGGAATATGTTCTATATTTCTTGTTACAAGAAGCACAGAATTACGGTAATTTCCGTATTGCATTTTATAAAAATTTGCTATCATAATAAGCTATCTTTACGTTTATAGTATTTCTGTTTACCATATAAAGGAAAGTTCTTAGTGGATGCTATAGCTTCCCATTCAGGCAATGACCTAAGAATTTCATTAACCTCCCTGGTATTATATCTTGACATTTCTGTCTTATCTTTGCCGAGGCACTCACACCACACTTCAGCAATGCAGATAAAATCTTTTTGTACTGTACCGTTTTTAGACAATGGGTCTTCAAGCCAACGTCTTCTGTCGTACAGGTCCATTTTATCCCAATTATCTGGAAATTTAGTATTAAGATATTCTTCAATAATACCTTTTCGCTCATCTGCTTCTGAGTGTTTATGTTGCTCAATCTTAGCAATTATATCTTCATCACCAACGAGGTATAAAGGCTCTTTTGCTAAATATAACTGATATGCTTCAGCCCATATTTGATTTATTTCATCTTGTGTAAGGTCATCATTTACAGACTTTGTAGCATATTCTGGCCTTACGTCTATAGGCATAAATCGTCTATTTCCTGTCGGGTCACGTAAGAAATCTTTGTTGTTAGTAGTACCAAAAAATACGCATTGGCGCTTATATGTTTCTACTGTTCTACCATACGCTGGCCTGAACGTATCTTCTCTTTTTGATATGTAGTGCTTGATTGACTCTACTTCTGCTTTCTTAAGGCCTGAAAGCTCTGCCATTTCAATCAGCCACGCCCCTTGTATCTGTTCAAATGACTCCTTGCCCTGCACAGTCGTGAATGTATCTGAGAACCATTCCATGCCGAGCTTTTTAACGAAAGTACTTTTATATGTTCCTTGTTCTCCGACAAGTATAAGCGCTGTGTCGAACTTAATACCTGGCTCGAATACCCTCGCAACAGCCGCCACCAACATCTTCCTAATGGCGGCTCTAGTATAAGCGTTATCTTCTGCTCCAAAATAATCAATCAATAATGTATTAACTCTCGGTATGCCATCCCACTTTTGAGCACATATATAATCTCTTATCGGATGGAACTTTTTCTTTTCAAATTCAAGCGCAAGCGCGTCGTCCACTTTTTGACTTGACACAATGCCGTAAACACACTCAATGTAATTACGAACACCAGAATAGTCAACATCACGAAGAGGCTCCATAGTATCGACTTTACGCCATGGTAACGAACGTGTAACATATCTTTTATTATCAAAAATGTTTAGCTTAAATACATCTTTTAAGAATTGGTCATGCTGAATTATTACATTCAAGTTATTGGCAGAATTATCATATTCGCCTTTTGTATTAGCGTCAAGCTCTTCTGTCCATGAAGTATCATATTCTTCAGGAACTTCTGCTTTTGCTTCTTCTGCAAACTCGAATTTAGCTTCAGCAAACTTTTCTTCAGCAATATGCTTTTTTGTTGTAGAGTCCTTAGAGGCAAATTCTTCCATTGCCTTAAAGCTCTTTTTATCTTTGTCTTCTTTTTCTTTGCCTGTATCTAAATGGCCAAATTTATGTATGCGAACTAAGTCAAATGCATTACATAGTCTACCTCCAACAGGGTCTGTTCCATGATGAGAATATGCAAATTTATCATCATAGACTATTAAGCCCGCAGCTGTAGAGCCATTTATATACGTATATCGCCCTTCTCCAGCTGGTGTATATACATCTGAAAGAAAAGTCTCAATAGCTTCTTGTATAGTATAAGTACGACAGAAAACACCAATTATGCCTTTTTTATCTTCTGGGTCTTCTTGCTTTTTGATAGCTTGCATTATTACATCTGTGCTATCTGTAGCAGTTGGCCATTCGCTCGTATCATGCCAATCATCATATAGCCCAAGGATATAATCAGCTTCAAGGAAAGGTCCGTCTTGAAACTCAAAGTAGTACTCCATATCTGATGATACAGACGGCCAGAACATAAGTCTATTTACATCAAAAGTTGACTGGTCAAACAAATCAATGTTTAAGTCTCCAGCAACTTTTCTTGATATTGCTTGATATTCTTCTTGCGATACTTCTCTATCAAGTGGAATTATCAATCTGTGTCGTGGCTTTTCAGGGCATGACTTGTGAGTTGAATGAATAACCGCAGCACAATCAAATAGTATTGTAAAGTCCCACCAAAAGTTCTCATGAGAAAAGTCAATATCCAATGTAATTAACTGGCGGTAAAGTACATTTGTTTTATCACGCCTACCATTTGTAAGAAATCCGCCTACAAATCCGCCTACATCTTTTATCTTACTTTGCTCTTCTTTTGTGGCACTCATAAACCGCTTATATGTTTCAGCGGTTACTACAGGAGTAGCTAGCTTTTGAACTAAATTGCTCCAAGTAGTTTTGGTATTTTTCCATACTTTACTTGAAACGTTTAGTCCAACTGCTATACTCAAATTCTCATCATATTTCAATTTATCTACCTGCATAATATGCGTAAACAATATATAAACACAGCCAAATCATATTTTTAATCTTCTAGCAAGTATGAAAACTTAGAATTGCAGCCTCTGTATTCACCAAAATATTCTATTTCAGCTTCTAATCTAGCTTTTACCGCATCTTCAAAGGTATCATATTGACCTAAGCCTATAGTCTTTTTATGCACAGCTATATAGGCTCTGTATTTACCATTTCCATATCTCGATACTCCTATTGCTCCAGAAGTATTATCTATTCTTGGTTTAATAGCATGCTGAGCATTTTCTATTTTGGTGCATACCCTTAGATTAGACTTTCTGTTATCTAAAGTATCACCATTGATATGGTCTATGCAAGTAGTATGGTCATTAAAATCTGGTCTATCTAGCCCTAATACTACCCTATGCATTCTATGCCTAAAAGAAAAAGCATAACCTCTATGAAAAGTCCATCTGTATAAGATTACTTTATCTAGGTCCTCTAAGTCTACTAAAGCTGAAGCTATAATTTCTCCTTTTTTATTCTGTAGAAGTATTTCTGCATAATCTTCATGCTTTATATAAAGATTAGGGCATTTTGTTATATTTAATCCTTCCATAACATTTAATTATTTTTGGTAAAACATCATTACTCCTCCATCAGCGTTCAAAGGTAAATCTTCTGCCCACTGCGGTGGAGTACTCATTATTTCAACAAGCCTATTATAGTGGTCTTTAGCATTTATTTCTGGTACTTCTACTATTACTTCATCATGTACTGACGCTACTATTTCATAACCTTCATCTTGCATTCTTAACATTGCATCACCTAATAAGTCACGTGCAATAGCTTGTACAATGTTCTCTGTTAATTTGCCTCCATACGTATCAATTTCGCCCCATTGCTTAGTTTCTTGCACAACTCCTTGGTAACATAATACTCGAGTTGGCATTGTAGAACAGCCTATCTTCTTATCTTTGAATTTAGGTCCATAGTAGAATAGCTTTCTGCCAGATGGCAATTGTATTGTCATAAACTCACCATTACAGTCGAAAATTATATTTCTACATGTGCATGATACTGGCCTTTGGTATCTGACAGCCTCTTTCGATGCTTTATCTATTTCTTTCCACATATCTACAATTGCAGGGTTTGCCGAGCGCCATTTACGCACCAGGCTCATCATTTCAGTATCTGATAAGCCCATACGTTCACCACCCATTCGCTTAAGTGCTCCTAATGAGCCCTCATAACCGAGTGCAAGCTCTGAAATCTTTGATTTGTCGCGAAGTACTGAGCCTTTTGTAATAGCAGATATTGGCACATTAAACATCTTTGCTCCTGTAGCTTCATAGATTTTACCGTCTCCGCGGAATACGTCCATTCGCCATTTTTCATTTGCAAGCCAGGATATAACACGTGCCTCAATAGCTGAGAAGTCTGCAACACTAAATACTTTACCAGGCGATGCTATAAGAGCTGTTCTTACTAACTGAGACAAAATATCTGCAACATCATCATACATCATCTCAACTGACTCCCAATCACGTGCTCTAATCATTTCACGTGGTACTTCTATATGTGATATATGATTTTTTGATAAGTTCTGCAATTGCAATAGCCTACCTGCCCATCGTCCAGTTCTATTTGCACCATAGAATTGAAATGTACCACGGACTCTGTGGTCTTTCATGGCACAATTAAGCATAGCATAATACTTCTTAATAGACGTTTTTGAGAGCTTTTTGCGTATATTAAGCAACTCAATAACATCTGGATAATCTGCAAGCTCTTTCATTAAATCAGGCATTGTTTCCTTTGAAAGTGACATAACAACACATCCTGTTGTCTTTTCAATCCATTGCCTAATTTGAACAGGCGAGTTTGGATTTTCAAGCCCTGTTAGCTGTTGAGCATGTTGCGTTAAGATAGAAGTATATGTGTTATCTACTGCGATAGCAGACTCTGCTAATTCCATATCAACCAAAATACCTCTATCATTTATATTCTGGTCAAGCACATACATCTTGCGCTCAATATCAGGAATGATATATGCCTCTAATCTCTTAAATATCTCACGCTCTGCAAGTACGTCATACTTGTTATATTCCTTATACATTTCCCACTTTTCAGGAGCGTGTTCAGGATAATTCCGAGTACGCATGCCATTAACTCGAGTTGCTTTGCATGGGCATGAGAAGTATTTAATAAGCGCTTTACCAGTATCTAACTTTTTATCTGTAAGATTAAGAGCCTTTGATACTCCGTCCAAAGAAAGTGGTAAACCGCAATACGCAGCTTTTACAGAGGTACAATACCACTGCTCTGCTGGAACATTATATCCTATACGCTTAAAGCTCAAGCGCTCAAATACTGCATTATGCGCCACTTTTACACAATCTGGGTCAAGCAAAGCTTCTTCAAACTCTTCAGGCATTTCTTCACCTTGAGCCAAATCTACTATCTTTACCGGGCCATCATCTAAAGCATATCCTGTTATAAGAATTTCAAAGTCTGGTGACTCAATATACTTATAAGCTCCAGACTCTTTAATATCTACAGATGAATATGTTTCAACGTCTATAAAAAGATTTTTTGTCATTATATTTCATTTATGTATTATAATAGGAGTATAGGCGGGACTCGAACCTGCATAACAGGCAACAAATCAATGTTACTCTGCGGTTTTACCATTAAACTACTATACTCATTAATGCAGAGAGGAAATTACATCATATCGTCATCCTGAACAGCATTATCTCCACCGAAATCTTCTTCAGCTGTTGAGCCACCAGCCAACATCTCTCCATCTTCGAGCTTCTGGAGATTGTTCAATCCGGCAGCGATGCCTTTGGATGAAACATTGAAAGCATAAAAGTTGATTGAAGCACGGCCATAACAACCTGAATAGAACTCGTCTCTGCTCATGATTGGATTGAGTGAGCGGTCCACAATGCTCGGCTGATGCATTGAGTTTGCATTGATGAAATAGTGGTCCTCAAATGCTGGGTCATCCGGACGTTCTTCATCGCCATCGCGTAGAGGCAATTTGAGGTTTGCTGGAATACGGCCATTCTTATCTGCGAGTTTTGCCTTACCTGCTTCCTTTGCAGCTTCTATGGCTTTCTTGATTTTGTCAATAGTAGCCGTATCGCTCTTAGGAATAAGAACGCAGATATTGTACTTAGGAGTATCGCCCTCATTCATAGCTGTGGGCTCGAACACATTTACATAGCAAAATCTTACTTTGCCAGTTACAACCTTGGTTGAATTTACTTGATTACTCATTGTCTTTTAATTTAAGCTGTTATTATTACTTTTTTTTATTATTTCTCATATAACCTTTAAGCTTTCTATGTTTAGCTTTAAGGTTAATACATCTGATACCATAGCCAATCATATTATTGGGGTCATGACTAAAAGCAGTTCCTACCAATTTTGGTGATATAATAAAAGGATTACGCTCTTCCATGCTAAAAAATATTATTCGTCTTTGAAATCTAATTGTGCTTGAGCATATCCCATTGCTGGTCTCTTGTCTTCAAGCGGTACAAGAGTAGGTTTGCCTTGTGGCTTGATAACCACATCTGAGAGTATTTCCTCAAAACGCTTTTTGCCTACTAACTTCTCAATAGAAGTAATTGGCTTAAGCTTCATATTGAAAATCTCATCTTCTGAAAGTTCAGGGCAACGTGCAAAAATTGCATTAGAAGCTTGGTCTTCGTCAGCCCATTTGCGTCGACTAATTCCTTCAACTAATTTAAGCCCAGGCCATTGCTTATTCTCGTTAACCGCTTTAGTTTGTGCATATTCTGCTATTGAATTAGCCCATTCTATAAGCTTAGGCGCACGCTTAACTATATCAGCAATCTCATCATCGGTTAACAACTCTGGATCTGCGAATTCATGTTGCGCAATTTCGAGCTGTTGCTCATAAAGCTTACGACATTGATTACGCACAGCACAAAATCTGCACCAATCTCCAGCATTAAGTTCTCCTTTACCTTCGAATGCAAGTTCAGCTCTTGGTCTAAGCTCCTCTTCTGCCCATTTACGGAGTTCTTCGACAGATATTTGCCAACTTGATATATTGTTAATGCGAGGCTGTATAATAGTCAATCGCACTTCCGTTATATCATACATTGTATCATATTTCTGCAAAGCTCCAAGCCCATAAAGCATAAGTTGCTTATTCCATTCAGTATATACTGGAACACCTTTTCCATATTTTAAGTCAATAACTTCCATAAGATTGTCATTGATAACAACACAGTCAGCTGTTCCAAAGCTTTCAGGCACATATTCTGTCAAATCGAGTTTCTGCTCAATTTCCATGACGGCTAACGGATTTTCAGTTTTTGCTTCAGCTAATTGTTCTGAGCAATAATCCGTATAGATAGGTACAACTTCAAGCATTTCCTCGCTGAACAGGTCATTTGCCATTATCTCTTCGAGCCTTTGGTCAAAGTCTTGCTCACTAATGCTGTTAAGTGTATCTTTTCTCAGGTAAAGCTCTGAGAGCTCATGAGCTAATGTACCTTCTTCTGCATATACCGAAGACTTCTTTTCTCCGTATTCATCTTCAAGCTTGGCAGACGGAGTACAATTCAGCCATCTTCCTGCTCCAGAAGCCGAGAGGAGTGCATGACTCCTCTGACTATGTTTCTGTGGTTTAGTACCACTTGTCGCTTGAGCCATATTCTTTTATCAATTTTGCCAAATAACAGCATTGAATAGCGCACTGAGCATAAAGCTCTGGATTTTCTCTGCGAAACTTCTGAGCTGCTTTTTGCAATTTCTTTGTACTCGACATAATTACAGTGACTCTAAGAAGTTATACATTTCATCATACTTAGCCGGGTCAAGCTTTGTTACACTCGGGGCTCCAAGCTCATTGAGTTTCTGCTTGATTACGTCGCGATGCTCATTGACCTTCTTTACAAGCATTCCGCGAACATCCTCAATGCTCTTAGAGGCAGAAGAAGCAGCCGGAGCAGCAGGTGCTGAAGGAGCAGGCTCGGCAGCGCTCTGAGTCTGGACAGGTGCTGCAGGCTGAGGAGTAGGTTTTGCGGGAGCTGGCTTTGCTAGCGCAGCAGGAGCAGGTTTAGAAGCCGGAGCGGCAGGTGCTGAAGGAGCAATAGCATTACCAAACAATGAAGTTAAAAACTTCTGCGTATTTTCAGACAGGTTTACGCTAACCTCAACAGAAATTTTAATAGTTTCCATTTTCGTAATTTTTAATGAAGTTATCTAAATAGTTAATAAACTCGTTTACTGTCATATCTGGTACGTTTGAGAGTTTTTGGTGGATAAGCTCATTATTCTTATATATAGATACGTACACGCCTTTATAATTCAGCTTTACTTTATATTCGCCTTTCAGCATTGTTAGGCATCCATCTTCAGATGAACCTTTCCAAGTATTTACTGAAAACAAATCAGTTACTAACACGCCAATATGATTGGCCAATCGCTCTAACTGTATAACATCCAAATTGGCTTCACCCTTTAACACACGGTCAAATGCCTGTTTCGGATATTTAACAGTAGGAAATAACACTTTAGCTAAATCTTCCGTATTTAGCTTGTAGTACTCAATTACATTACCTATATTAAATTGTTGCTCCATATTTTGGTGATTTTTATTATCTTATTTTTGATATGCAAATATACAAATTATTCTCGATAGAAAAAATTTTTTCCATTATTTTTTTGAGAATTTATTTGTTAAAAATATTTAAGCGGCAATTTTAGTAAGAGGGCTTTGAAATTGTCGTAAACAAAGAAACAATAGAAACAATCCCCTCTATTATTTCAAACTTAATTTCTTAATTTCCGATTAACATTAATGTTAATAAGAAATATCAGCTTTTAATACGAAAAGATTTAATAAAATTATTGTTTCTTTGTTTACGACATATATAAGTAATTGATTTTGAGCACTTTAGGCGTAAACAATGGATTGTTTCTATTGTTTCTGTTGTTTACCGCTTTATGAAGTATTTTGCACACAGCCATATAATTACTAAGGCTATGGCGGTTATCAGGTATTCACCAATATTAATTTTTATCTTTTGCCATTTAGTAAGCCGAGCTTCTACAGGGTATGCAACTTGAATTGTATCAACTTTTTCTCGCCAGAGAGTATCATGCTTTTCTATGTATTTATACAAGTATTTATATTTACTGAGATACACGGTATCGCCTTTGCGCTCTACATAGATTGAATCTCTATGATATATGCTATCAATTTTGGTCTGAGATAAGTAAGTAGTATCTCTTTTCGTTGTTTCCACTGGCACATATTGAATTGACTTACAGCTATATAATATAGTGGCTAAAAATATAAGTGTAATTATTCTCGCTAATTCTCGCATAATCTTTGAGTTTTATTTGTTATTATTCATATTTAATATAAAAACCATTCTCGCACATAAGAAATTATTGCGAGAATGGCTTTTATACACTTCAGAGTTCTTTATACTCGTACTTAGCATCAAAGCTGGGGCATGCCTTAGCTGCAAATTCTCTGTGTCCATGAATAGTAGCATTTGGGTATTTTACCTTTAAGCTTTTCAGCAATTCGAGTAAAGATTGCTTTTGAGCCTCAGTGCGCGTATCTTTAGGAGTTTTACCGTCTTTAGCAACGCCTCCTACATAGCATATTCCTATAGAATTTGCATTTTGACCTGAGCAGTGGGCTCCAACTACACTTTCATCTCTGCCTTTATGAACAGAGCCATCGAGCTCAACCACATAGTGATAACCAATATCTTTCCAATGATTACCATTCACATGCCAATCTCGTATGGTCTCAGTTTTAACATCTCGTCCTTCAGGAGTAGCAGAGCAATGGACTATGATTTTATTTATCTTTCTCATTTCTTTTTGTCGTTTAAGGCGATTATTTTTGTTATTTCATTAAGTATTTCGTGGCCTTGCTCTGCAGTGGCTGCTTGCACAATCTTCTTTACTATATCAGGTACATCTGCGGCATGAGCCTTTTTGCGTTTACTATTTTCCACAACAGATTTACCTTCAATATAGATTACAGCTATAGTGCATAGAATTGTGGCAAATGGAATTATATAGAATGATAATAAGCTTCCAAGTATATCAAACATAAGAGCAAAAAGCATCAGCCTTACATAATCGCCGATTTTTGTAATTGTTCTACGAAATCCATGCGACATCAACGCTTGGCCAAGTGCTTTTGCTGTCGTTGTTCCACTCCAGAAGTCTACGATACTGCTTAGTATCATGAAAATCCAGCAGATTAAAATAATGCCAACTCTAATAGCTATGAAAAACATTAGTTCGTCAAAGTTCTTTGCTTCAATCAGTTCTAACATACTATACGAATTTTTCCCAGTCCAACTTGATTGCTTTTCCGATTGCGTCAGCAGTCCATCTGCAGAAAATCATGCCATCATACCCATCTGGGTCATTGGCTACTTTATAAGCAGCTCTGAGGCATGATGCTTCATCTTTCAGAAGGTCTGGATAGAGGTCTGCATAATACATATTAGCAAGATAGGTAACATCACCTGTTGTCACTTTGCCAGGAATGCTCAATCCTAAACTTTCCATAGACTTTTTGACTTGGCTTGCAGTCCATGTGTGCTGTTGGCCATTTGCATTTTCCATCATTTTACTTACATGCTCTGCAAGAGCATCTGTAAAGTGATAGCCGTGCTTTTTGACATACTCAGAATATCCTTTAGCAGACATAAGAGCATTCGCTGTTTGCTCGTAAGGTAAATCGAATTTGACCTTATGCTCACCATGAGGAGTAGCTATTCTGCTTTCTACTACTACATCCTCTTCATCTTCGTGCTCCTTATCATGGTCGCACGTATGATGCTTTACTATGATACATTTTAATCTGTGTCCCATAACTTTTAGCTTTCAAATTTTTTGATGAAATTCTCCATCATTTCCTGCTGCTTTTTCATGAGTTCTTTCATTTCACCGATAGAACCTTCAATCTTGCCGAAGCGCTGCTCTGTTTCTTGCTTTTCCTTATACATAGGATTAAGTTCTGCGAGTAATGAAGGAGCTTTGTCAATGATGTTTTGAGCTTTAGAAGCAGAAGCCAAAACCTGTTCAGCATTTGCCTTTTGAGCTTCAACTTCGCTCGTCAATCCAGATTTTTCTGTTGACAGAACAAGATGCCCGGCATAGGTAACTGAATGGCTTTCAGGAATAGCGTAAGTTGCCATTTTTCCATTGGCCTCTATAGTAACATCTACTACCATCTCTGTTTTGCCAGTCTTCTGGTTCATTTCTAATCGAGGAAACGATACCTGAGTGGCTTTGCCTTGAATAAGGCTAAATTCCTGTGTATCAAGAATGTATACAGGATAATTCTGCTTTATATCTTTGAATAACAACATATAGCTTATCTTTTTGAATTGTTAATAAAAAAGAGGGCACTCAGAGAAGTATAAAACTTCCCTAAGTACCCTCAATTAATTAGGCTGCTGGTTCAGCTGGAATAGAAACGCAAACATTACTACTAACGCATAAACAAAACCTTTTGTCGGGGTTACATACCCAAATAACGGGCTAACTGTGGAAATGACGATTATACGCCATTGTTCCCAATTCATAATTTTTTCTATATTAAACTTAATTTGTTATTCTTCTAAATGTATTTTAGAATTTCAAGCATAGCATTAGCCACCCTTGTACCAACATATTTATGCCCGATTCTTCCGGGGTGCGTATGGTCTATACTTCCGCTTTCGTGATTGTACAAAATAGCACAATTTCCAATTTTATTCATTTTATCATCTGAGGAAGATACAAATGTACCCGTTATCCACGGCGTATCTTTAATAATTAATGTCTGCAATTGATTGTATGATTCATAATTTTGCATATCAATAAATGGTATATTCTCTTCCAAAGCAACTTCTTTCACTGCTTGATTTCTCAATTCATGCGTATTTCCCGGCGTATTACTATCCGGTTGTGGTGTATATTCTCCTAACATTACAATAATCGCATTGGGCATTTCGCTTTTTAGAGTAGAAATAAAGGCTTGTACTTTTTTCTTATACTCATCATTATATTGGTCGTTAATAGCACCGCCAATAAATACATATTTCGCTTTCGTAAAATATGTAATATCAGTGATTGCATTTGCAACACTTGGCCTATCGGTTGTATTATCTGTTACCATACCTCTTTGACCAACTCCAAGATTAATACATTCTAATCCTAACATCCATGCACAAATGGACGCCCATCCCATTGGGGGAAATTCCCCGCCTGCTGATGCTTCCGTAATGCTACTTCCTGCATATATAGCTAAATCTTTAGTACTAAAGGATTCCAATATATACTTATTATTATATCTCAAAGAATATAGCAATGAGTTGTTGAGAACATAAAATTCCCTTTCTTTCGCTTCTTGGAATTTTACGATAGTATAACTTCTAAAACCATTTTGCGTTTCTATTTTTATGGCTTTCTCGCTCAATAAATACCATTTATTATCTTCCTTAAAAATTATATTAAGAGACAACATTCCTCTATGACCTATTTCAATTGCATCTCCGTTAAATTTAAACTGCATTGGCAATATACCACCTCTTGTACCCGCATTATTTACAGTTTTGTCGATTGAATAAACGTATGACACTTGGTCTATTGCTATTCTGTGTCCGCAAAATAAAGGCACACTCTCTTGATTAATACTACCATTTTTCACAAATAAAATCTCTTTCGGATTTTCTATATTAGGTATTGCCGAATAATTTTCTGTGGCTTTTCTTGATTCAAGTTCATAAAAACCTTTATACACTGGCGGATAACCAATTAATGATGAAATTTTTTCACCTTCAATACTATTCCCATCTTGAGTACTCCCATCTTGAATTACTGATATAATATTATTCTTTATTTTAATTCCATTTCCTGCTATTAAATTGTCTTGCTTGTAAGGTATATTAACTTTTTCTTTTTCAAAGGTAACTTTCTTATAAGGTTCAAAATATTCCTCGTAGCTACTCGGTGGCGTTGGCGAAATACATAGCATACCTAATTGCTTGTTCATCTCAAATTCTTGTGGTTCTTTAGTGTTGTACCACGTATATGATATTTCGCAATCCTTCGTCACTTGAAAAGGAAATGAAGGAAAACTCGAATTGTTTATTCTTTCAAACCCGTCAGAACTCCATATATTAATAAACTGATTCGGGTTATATCGCACATAAGAACCCTGTAATAAAAAATAACCGCATTGAATTACATTCCCTTTTTTTACGGTTAATTTCTCCGATGTTAAATAGCTTTTATTTTCTTTAAATTCCCCAGTATCTGCATCATAATACCCCAAATTATATTTATCTCTTACCCAATTATTATATGGTTTAATAATCTCTATAGTTGATGGTATTGATTTATACTCTAATTCTTTTGATAATGTTTTTTCAACTTTTACTATCTTTTCATCTGCATGAATGCTATCTTTTGTTATTCCGTAAGCATAGTATGCCGTTTCTTCTTCTATGTACAAATACAAAGAATTACTACCAATCAAAGACCGGTTACATGCTAAACGGATATGCCTTGTATTTTCGGGCAAAGTATAACTTTTTTCAGATGTATTTGCAGAAACGGCTGATATAAATTTAAAATTCTTGTCATAAGCATACATACGGCCATTAACATATATTTGACTATATACTTTATCAATACCAAGTACATCTATGAAATTTGTATTGAAATAATTAGATTGCACAGTTTCTGCTCCTGTTGAGGAATTAATAGATTTTCCTAAATTTAGTCTATTGGGGTCTATCTTATTATAGGAATTAAGTGTTTGAGGGTCAATAATCGCATTCTTTGCTACAAGATTAAGTACGCTTTCTGTTAACGCTATTCCAGTCGCTTTCTTTATCCACGCTGAACCATTATATAATAATATAACTGCGTCATCTTCAACCACAATGCCTCCAAAATTAGAATAAGTTCCATTTCGCGTTGCTAAATAAAAAACCGGACCATCCGGCGTGCCCGGATTAGTTGTTGGTGTTGCTACATCTACAAAAGATGCGTTTTCACCTACAGAACTTATTATGTTATTAAGTGCATTCTGTAATACTTGACCGGTAATCTCCTGATTACCATTTGTCTTTATAATATTAGCTATAGCTGCTTTTAATGTTGCCCAACTCGCCATATTCTTATTCTATATCAAAATCGTTATTGTAATCTTTATTAAAGTCTCCACCTACTAATTTAGGAGTATAACCCCCTATATTAGCTATGATAGTATCAGTTTCAAATTCGCATTCTACTGCTGCTAAATCTCCTTGGTCTTCCCATTCTGGCTCCATACTAAATGTTGTCAAATCGTAAGTCTGCAGTTTACTTGTAATTTGTTTGCTTTCACATAGCCTTACAATCCTAAGAGCATCACATAGATATTCAGGAGCTACAAATGTAAACTTATAAATCTTTTTGCTTATTTGGCTCTCAATAAATGTATAGCCCATCCGCTCAGTAGCTTCTTCCTCAAAATCATATTCAGGTTTACCGATTTGTGTATTCAAGTAGCACCTAAATTTGAAATTATCAGAAAAATCTACTATGCCATTTTTTAACTCAAAGTTATATGAATTATAGTACTCAAGGAGTAAATAGTCATCTATTTTGTTGGTTACTGTAAATACGTCAGAATATATAGTTCCTAAACCTGGTATTAAAATGGCCAGATAATACAAACCTTCATGCTTTATTTCAACTATAGGAAGAGTACCAGGATATTTAAGAAGCTTGAAGCCAGTATATGATTTGATAGTCAGGCCATTTTCTTTCATGCTTGCCGTTATGTCTGTATACTTGCCAGTGTTAAAGTTATAAAGCCTAACCCAGCCTACAGATGTTCCACTTCTAAGAACTGCTTGAAATGGCAATAACATATTCTTATAGGTTATTAGCGGATAAACCTGGCCAAAAGCATAATCTTTACGGTGATTTTGCAGTGCAAGATTATCGTAAAAAGGCAATGGCGATATGTTATTATTCACTAACTTCATGCTGTAAATATAATAAAAAATTACGAAACTAGAAAATTTCTTAAATAATTTTTAACACACAATTTTATTGAGGCCTATAAAGTAATCTCACTTTAGCACGGCGAGTATTTACATTAATAGAAACCTCGTCTATTTTACCATTTCCTATAGTGGTTTTAATTAATTCGAGCTCATTTAAATCTTCTTCTATAGGAAATTCTATAGTATGTTTCATGCACATTTTTACACCACTAGCATGTAAATTACCGAGCACATTACATTTTATATCTGTTGCCGGCATATCATACATATAAAAGCGCACAAGATATGCCCAAGCTGCATAGAAATTCTGAATTACAGCACTATATGTATCACCGTTTTCATCTATCAACTGTGTTTCAATTATAGGCAATTCTAAAGAGGAACCGCTTTTAATTGGGCATAATAATGCAAAGCCATCACCTGAGAAATTAGATGGGTTAAATAGCATGTAATCTACATCGGATGAAAACTGGCTTATATTTATTTCTTCTGTTTTATCTTTCTGTATATAGTTAGATTTAACATCTATGGTTACTCCACCAAACAAATCAGTAACGTCATCCATCCAGCCAAATTCATATCGTTGGTTTAGGTCTGTTTTATCATATTCTACTTCTGATTGAAAATATGATGATAGCTTTTTGTTAAACTGGTCTACTAGTTTAGTAAAATCAAGCTGAATACTTGTATTATAAGAATATGAGCCTCCTCTCATAAAGAAACTTATATGCTCAATCTTAAACTTGTTATCTTCTATATACCAATAACATCTAAAACAGTCACGAAGCATTTTCATTACATCTTCTAGTGATACTTCTGCCTTTTGAGCGGGCTGGTCATATTCACCTTTAAGTATATTTGTTTTTTGTGTTATGTGTACATAAAATCTTGCCATCGGCATTGGTACGGTTGTATCATACAAAAAGCGACTATATTCAGCAGTTGCTTCATGCTGAAGAGTAGGGTCTATTTCTTTAAGTAAAGCCTTTATTACTGCTGCTATAGAATAACTATCCTTAAGAGTATATTGCTTTCTTAATCTCTGCTCAAATAAAGAATAATAGCTATCATATGCATACCACAATGAAGCATTAGCCCAAGAATTTCTACTAATAGGTAAAGGCCTATCTATACCAGCATTAATAGGAATAAACTCATTAGTGAAATACTGACCATAGTCATTCAAACCATATCTTGTAGGCTTATCTACTGCTCTAGAAGTACAGAAAAACATTCCGCCTGTTAGCCCAATACACTTCTTATAATTCCTATTATCTGTGACAAAGTCATCAGATGGCAAATCGTATGTGTTCTTTATACCTTCAGAGTCTTCTACAGAATCTACATCACAAAGCAGGCGTCTATAGATATGATATACGAAAGGACTTTCTATAATAAATGTATCGTCTGGATTATTTACATTTACCATTTTAACATCATCGCGCAATATGTATTTATTGTTAGGGTCACTAACACCCCATTTCTTTTCTGACTGATATAGCAGCAAGTTATCTGAATTTCTATATAACCGTACTCTATATGGCGTAGAGCTTTCATCTACTAATTCCATTTTGCACGTGTAGCCTGGATTCCATTTACTCCAATATCCGTTTGTTCCAGCATATACTCCATTAGCATCAGAAATGCTAGCATTTCTTATATAAAACTCATTTCCTGCTTTTATATAAGAAAAATAATATTTGTTTATCAAGTCGTTGTGATTGCCAATTGCTTCATTTACATCACTTTCCCAGTATATACCTCCGAAAAAATTAGATATTGAATTAGAACCTCTAACATAAACCTGCATTAAAGAGCGTTTATGCAGGTTTATTCTCGATATAGCTGGAGCAAGTTTTATAAGGTCATAAGTATTTTCATACTTGTTAACCACATCATTATATTCATCAAGGGCTGTTGTTTTAAGTTCACATGACTTTTTTTCATAATCAAGTTTGCAATCTGTTTTATTAAATTCGCCTTTATAATATTCCACCCATTTGCCAGAAGTCCTATTATATTTATCTATAGTAAATATCATGTGGTCCTCTAGGCTTGAGTTATGTACAATCTCATAGTCATTGCCAAATAGTTTTATTTTTCCATCAAGTGAAATACGGAAAAATTCTTGCCCACTTTCTTTAGCATATTTTTTATTAAGCTCTTTATAATGTGGATTTACTTCTACTTTATCACCACCATTCTTCGATATGTAAAATTTATATTTTGGAGGTATCATATCTTTAATTCTTTATAATTCGTTTAACATTTTTATGCTGAATAACTACTGCACCATTAGGCAATGCATAGTATTTAGTCTCACTTTGTTTCCTAATACTTCTCACGTCATCCTCTATTTTTGAGAGGTCCATATTTCCATTGGAATTAAGAGAAATACTTAGGCCATCTGAACTAGCAAATGCATTAAGATATTTATCTTCAAATGTTCCTTTATTTAGGCTATCAATAACATCTGGAAGTATCTTTTTGTATTTCCTAGTTCGCTTCTTACTTATAATAGCAAGTGCTTCTCCACCTTCAGCTCTCATTCTATGCTTCTTCTTATTCCTTACACCCAAATCAATATCATCACCTGATGCATGAGAGCCTCCTTCCAAGAACTCAAGACCTCCTTCTCCATATTCATCAGATTGGCTTGCTGTTACTTGTTTAGCTTTAATTTTGGCTACTGCAAATGAAGTCCACATCGTGGCAATAGCAGCTAATGCAAGAGCTGGGCCAACAATAGGAATTGAAGAGAATGAACTCCACAGATTAGCAGATGCAGTGGTAAGCGAAGATGCCTGAATAACAGTATTTAATGCTTCTTGACGTTTTTGGGCTGCCTGCAGCATTTTTTGTTTTTCTTGCTGATTTTTCTTTTCTTGCTCTAATTCTTTTTTAGCAGTAGCTACGTTATTAGCATAGCCATTATTGCGAGCCTCAACCTCGGCATCATAAGCTTTTTGTGCGGCCTCTACTCGAGCTTCAGCTGCTTCTACAGCCTGTTCAGCTAATTCAACTTCGGCATCCATAATGGATTGAAGCTGTTCTATTACTATATTTACAGCATCTTTTAGGGCATCAATCTGGTCATCATCAAAGCCAAGTTTCTCAAGCAAAGTACCGCCTAAACCTTTTTTACCGATGTTTTTAATAAAGTCATCAAGCTCTGATAATTCACGGTCGATGCCTTTAACCGTGGCTTTAGCAGCATCAATCTGAGCTTGACTCCAATCTAATCCACCAGCTTCTGCTAAGCGTATTTGTTCTTGCCATCTGGCTTTTTCTTGCTCAAGCTTAAATCGTGTTATTTCTGTTTCACTTCGCTTAACTTCATTGAATATAGCTTCATCTAAAGCCTGTTGCTCATCGAAGCTTGACATATTAAAACTACCAACAGTAATAGCCTTTTGTTTATCAAAAGATGCATTTATAGCGCTTGTAGGTTGTCTTTTAGCTTCTGGTAACTGAGCATTCTTAAGTAATGCTATTTGTCTTTCTACATCTAATCGCTTTAATGAATTGCTGAGTTCTTCATAAGAACCTTTTTTTGATACTTCACCTTCTAATTCTAACAACTTTAATAGCTGTTCAGCTTTTTGTATTTCTACATCTATATTGAGCAAATCTAGACTTAGAGTTAAGCCTTTTTGCTTGTTCTTTATAGCATTTTCTATATCACCTAGTGCTTTGATAGCTGTTTCTTTTTGGCTTTCTGTAAGCTTTTTATATTTTTCGTCTTGACCATTCAGTATTTTTTGGATTCTAGAATATTTATAGTCTAAATCAGCTATTTCTTGATTGAATGATGCAAAGGCTTCAGCTCTGCGCTTCTTATTTTCATCCCTCTCAATCTCTGTACGGCTCTTTTGATATGCTTTTTCGGCTGCTAAAGCAAGAGTATTCAATCTATCATCAGCATCTCTCGGTGTGCGTTTTTTATCTTTTTTATGAGATTCTTCTAAGCCAACTTCTTTAAGTAGAGCATCTGCTTGGTCTTCATAAAATTTCCATACGTTGAAATAGCTTTCAACTTCTTTTTCAAGAACATCTGCATCTTTTTGTAAACTTTCTACATTTCTCTGTCTCTGCTTTTTTAATCTAGTTTCAAGTGACAAATCAGAGTCTGGTCCAGAAATGCCGCCCCATAAAGCTTTAAAGTAATTTTTAGTTTTGTCGAAAAAGCCGTACTCACGCACTTTTTCAAGTTCAGCTTTATTTTCTGCAGCTAATAGCTTTTGGTATCGCTGGGACACAACATTCAGCGCAGCTTCTGCTTTAGCTCTTGCTTTATATGCGGCCACTACAGATTCAGTATTATCTACAAAAGCATTATTGGCGTCATTTATACTATCAATGGTGATGCCTAATTTATTGAACTCTTTTTCATTATCTTTAATCCACTGTGTTTGTGCTTTTATATTATTCCCTAAATCTTTCCAATTTTCAGATAATCTTCTTAATACTGCTATCTGCTGGCCATAAGACCCTGTAGACCCTTTTCCTAGTTCATCATTTAAGTCCTCTAAAGCATCTTCAAAAGATTTAGCTGCATCTCTCCCTGCAAACGTCTTATCAATCCATGCAATGATTTCTTTACCGCGCATAGAGAATACAGTAAGTAAAACTACTAGTGCTGTATTCCAACTAAACAGTGATTTTACAATTGACTTTATTACGCTTACAGTTTCTTTACCTTCTGCTCTCAGTGATTCATTTTTCTTTCTTAGTCTGTTAATTTCATCAACTACCATAGGTATATTATTCGATATACCTAAGAAGAATGTATTAAGCGATACAGCTGCAGCAGGTAATTCTCGTACTACTTGAGAAATAGAAATGCCTAAGCCATCCCATGTTTTTTGGTAATGGCCGACTGATAGTTTATAATTACCTGTCGCTTCTTGCAATTTTATCATCTGCTGATAAATTGCATCTGTTTCAGCTTCAAGCTTTTTACCAGAGTCAGCAGCCTCTCTTTCAGCTGCAGACATCTGATTAAGTCGTATTTTATTTAATGCATATTGAGCTGAAAGTCTATTATAAGAACCTTCTGCAGAATTAGCAATTGTAGCTTGTAATTGAGCAATCTGATTTGCTTCTCGTATTTGAGTTGAATAGAGTTTAAGCTGCTGATTTTCTTCTGACTGAGCATAGGCAAGTTTCTCTTGAGCCTGAGCTAATGGGTCTACTGTAGCTTTCTGCTGTTTTCTAGCAGAAGTAAGCTCAGCAATTTTAGCTTTCAATTCAAGTAATCTTTTACCTTCATCTGACTGTAAATAAGCTAATCTTTGCTCTGCCTTTTCTACTTCAGACAGAGTTTGGATATGAGGCTTCATTTGGTCATCAAGGGCCTTAATCTGATTTTTCAAATTAAGAATATCATTGAGTAGCTGTTGCCCCATTTCGCTATCTGCTCTTTCAGCCGCAGTTAAAGACTTATATAGCTCAACTGTTTGCTTTAGGTCAGACTTAAGACGGTCATAAGAAGATATAGCTTGCTGGATATAACGCTGCTGTTCTACAGATGCTCTATTAGCATCTGAAGTTTGTGTTTTAAGCCAAGCAATCTGTTTACCTGTATCAGATAAAGCTAATTTAAGCTCATTCTGAGCTCTTTCAAGTCTTGACGTAGATGCTGTTGCTTCATCAATAGTTTTACGCCCTTCACTTGTAGCTCCACTAGCAGATTTAAGAGAATGCACAATCCTATCTGCACCTGCCCTGATAGCATTTACCATTGTCTCGTATGACTGATTGAGCTCGCTAAGTTGCTTGACAAGCTTTTCAATCGAGTCATCCGGCTCAATTATATCGCTATATTTTATCTTATCGTCTTCAGCCATAATTATTTCCTTTTATGCCGTTTAACACTCTTGCTTTCTGCTTCTAATTGCTGTTTTATATTGTCAACAGCATTATAGAATTGAAGTACTGTCATCTTTTTAGCATCCATACTTGTTTTTTGAGCTATCAAAAGGCAAGTACTTTCAAACTGCTTATCATATTTTATTTCAACAGACTCACTTCCTATGTATGATTTTGGAGAATGCATATTAAGCATTATCATATCTATGGTTTCTATCTGTTCAGAGTTATCTGTGTCATTTATCATAGAGTCCAACACAAGAAGTGTTCTTTGCTTTAACTTATCGTATGCATCTTTTTCCTTTGGATTTACAAAATCTCCTGGAAAGTACATTTCAAGTTCGGTGGTTACTTTTTTTTTAAGCCAAGTCAAAAAGTCTATAATCTTTGAATGCTTTATTTCTTTAAGCTTGGCCAATATATTTTTAAGTCCATCGTCTGACAAATCATTAACTTCTTCACCGTCTATGCTATGAATAAGAGCTGCAAAAGCTAAGTACCTCGGTGAAATTTCATTGTTCACCATATACATATTTTGCCTCATGTTTTGCAGTTCTTGCAAAGCTTTTTTGGCATTATTGCTTTTAATGAATTTAGCAACACGAGTTATATGAGCATCGATATCATCTGCATCTGAGCCAATTCCAGAGTCTATAAGCAAATACTTATTGTACTTCTGAAAATTTACAATAGGCATTTCATCTATGCTGTCATATACCCGTACGACTTTTTTATTTACTATCAGGTTTTTCATATTAAAATTCGCGTTATAGGGGCTGATATGATAGGAATAAGTATAATACTCATCTCATTAAAGAAAATAGCGAGAATGATAGCGAGAATAAGCGACGTCCAAAAGCTTAAGCAAAAGTCACAATCGAATAATTGAGAAATAAGCTTAGGAGCTCTGGTAACTATCTCATCGCGCACACCGAGTTTTCCAATTAGCAAAATAGCAAATGCTGCTGCTAAGGCTATATATATTAAAGCCGAAAGCATTGTTATAAAATATACCGTTGACATAATTCTCTAGTTGTTAAAGTAAATTCAATTCGTATTCCTGCATAAGGGTACATGAAGAATTGTTTATCAATATCTTGTATACCTTCTCCTTTATAAGTATAGTTATTATAGATTTTCTCTATTGAATAACCTTTGTATATATTTTCAAAGCGCTCATATATATCATTTATAACAAGCTTACCGGTTGTAGTAATAAGACCTGGAGTAGTTAATACCCGCATAATTTCATCTTTTACTTCTTCTGTATGCATAACAGTTTCATCTTCATAAATGCTACTGAGGTCATACCAGAATATAATGGCCCCGCTGAAAGTATATTGTGGCAATGATTGAACTACTTCAGTAATCTTTTGTGGGTCATAAATATCAAACCATGAAAAATTGCCAAAGTTATCATTCGGTAAAAGTGACACATATTCTCCGTTGCCATTATACATTGCAGGGTATATAAACTTATTACCATCTGGCCTATGTTCTACGAGCTTATATGCTCTACCAAATGCATAATTAAGCCACTTAAGTCTGTTCATAAGTGACTTTTGCATATCCTGTAATATCTTATCAAGCAATACAGGGTCTTCTTTAAATCTTATTTGTACTGAGTTTTCCTTCATTTCCTTATTGCCTGTTTTAATCGTTTAACTAATTCTTTTCTTATATGAGAACGAACTATTCTGGTAAAATTTTTATCTGTTAAGCGAAAAATCTCTTCACCATATTTCTCAATAAGTTCAGGTGTTTTTTCATCACTCGCAGTCACATAAAAACCTTCTGAGTCAAATACTACAAACATAGACTCGTGAAAAGCACCTGTATCTCGTAATGTGACCCTTGTAGTAGGCTGACCTTTTTTCTTTTTTATTTGTATGGTTTTAGGCTTGTATGGCATATAATCCATTATCTTTTCACCTCTACCGTTGATACCACGACGATATAACTGGTCATCTGCTATAGCTGATACTATTACGTCTTCTTTGTCACGCACAATATCTTCTAATAGCATAGGCAAGCTATCCTTAAAACTCCGCAACCTATATTCCAGATTGCGGAGTGTCGCGTTATATCGTTTTACAGCCATACTTATACAGTTCTATATTTAATGCCATTGTTTTGGCATGGCAAACATACTCTATCAATTCCAGAAGTACTTAGCTTAATGGCCTTGAAAGCCATATCTAGCTGATAACTTAAACCTGATTTTTTCATAGAAGAAGAATCACCATCTACTTCATATAATATATCAAGTCGAGAAGCATTGATTGAATGCCTATTTGTCCTTACGCTAGAGTTATATGCAAATTCGCGTAACATATCTACAGCTACCTGCTTAGCTATGACATCTTGGAACATCATTCTCTGTTCAATTATAAAATCTGTAATATCACAGCTTACAGTAACTTCTAAATTTAATCCGTAGTTGTTATCATAAGTATATTGATTATTTTCAACATCCCATAGATGAAGTGGGCACTTTGCAAAATCTTCATTAAAGTCATCATTGAAATTAACTGCATCTACAAGTTCTTCATTTACAAAAAATGGATGAATTTCAAGATACTTAGACCATGCCATCCAAGCAAGTAATTCTCTATGTGAGCATGAACCGCAAGGCTCTTTTGACCAGTCTTTATTTTTTCTAATAGCTTGACTTCCCTCTGGAAGTTCAGACTGAAAATAGCACAAATACCAACTTCCTCCTGCATCATTATCTTCACTTTGATATGGCAAATAGAGGTCATCGACTGTAAACCATTCAACACTATTATCTCGTATCTTATTAAGCTTTATAATCTTTACTGGAGCATCCATACTTGAATGCATAAGATACAAAGTATATTCTCCAGCTTTAGTAAACTGAAGGCATATTTTATTTATCTTTGCAGTTACACCTTTTGCTCTTACTGGTACAATTTCAAAGCCAACTAGGTTTTTCTTATTCTTTACAGTATCTACTAATCTACCTGTTCCATCAAACAAAGTACGACTTTCGCATAATGGCTTATTTGTCCCTTCTACCGTTTTTTCATTGCAGTATCTAGCAATAGCCTTTTGAATGCTTGCTTTTGTTTTGCTCTCGAGCCATTCAGAAAATAAATTGGTTTCAACCCAATACTCAGACTCAATATTGGGCTGTTTTCCTTGTGCTTTTTGAAGCGCTTTATATTGTGTTCCTTGATAATCAACTACATTGCCTTTGCTATATTCCTTTTCAGAATTGTATTCTGGAAAAGTGATATTCTTAAAGTCCGGAGCAATACATGACATATTCTGCAAAGTCAGCAAAGGATGAATTTGTTGAAAATATAAGCCACTTTCACTCACGGTTAAAGCATCAGATATTTTTAAGTCTGATGTATCATAATTCTGCTCCCATCCAATAAGGTGTAACAGTTTTTCTTGTATATCGTTGGCTCTAACCATAATTCTTAATTTTTAATGAAAAATAGGAGGCCACTATCGCCTAGTGGCTTAGTGTGCCTCCTACCAAAGCTAATAACAACTCAAAGATTTGCTATCGATTTATCATCCCCCAGCACCCACAGCTTTAGTGTTTACAGGGCTGGCTTCAGAGTTAACAACTACTACAGGCTTAGCGTAGATAGCATCCTCGCTTGATACGTTGAATGCCAGAATAGGACTTGCCGAAGTGTCAGGTGCGCTGTTATGAGCAGTGATAAATGCAACATCTACAGCAAAACCATAGTGCTCTTTGCGCGTACGAGTCATATCAGCAGTAGCGGCTCCTGCGATAGTATTGTAGTCGCCTACAGAATCGTAGAAGTATGTACCAACAGGCATGTTCAACAGAGGCAAAGTAGCAATACCCCACTCATGGCCGTCGCCGGAAACAGTTCCAAGCAAGCAGTCACGCTCGAAGCGGGTCAACATTCCAAGAGAGCCGGCATTTACAGCGTAACCCTGAGCATACTTACCTTCAGCAGCTGCGATATTGTTCGTCAAGTGAACAATTTTTGTGCCAAATTCATTCTGCTTGTTTACGTCATTGTAAAGACCGTGCTGCTGCAACTTACGCATGATAGACTCAACACCAGGGTCACCTACAAGATGCAACTGGCCATAGAAGTCATTTGCTCCCATCATAACTTCAAGGTCACCAAATACGTTTTCACGCTCAGTCCACTTTGCATTGATGGCATTACCAGACCAGTCATACAGCAGCGAATTTTTCAAAATCCGTGTTTTGTTGGCTGCGAGAGCAGCAAGAGCAGCTTCATCAAGCTTTTTCGCAAAAGCATAGATGTACTTCATCATCTTGGTTTCAAAGTCCTTCTGAATGCCAATTTCGTTGTTCATGTACATTGCCGGAGCAATAGTAAATCCCCACGCATAAGTGGCAAATGTGATTTGAACCATTTTAGAAGTATTTTCACTGTCGGCAATTGTCAAAGTGCGGGTACTACCGATAGTGATATCAGCATCATAGTCAATTACCGGAGTTTCCAGCGTGTTACCGATGGAGGTCCTTGCTTTTTGCTTCAGTTCCTCAGTGAGGATGCCAGTAGGGTCTTCAGACTGCACCATAAAAGCGTTCAGCGCACCGTACCTACTGGGGCGATACTCAAACTTATCAAGGTTAGAGTTCGCACGAATGTTTTGGATACGTGTTAAAACTAGACTCATAACTTTTAAGTTTTTAATTGTTAATAATTATGCTATTATGGTGCATTACCCTTTTACGCCTCATAGCATTTTTTTTCGTTTATCTCTTAGGATGTGCCATTTTATCTAATAGGCAAACTTGCCACATTGTTTTCAGTTCTCAGTTGCATTGACTGGTCTGCAAATTCCTGTGAGTCACGGGTCAAACCATTTGCAAGCAGATGCGCCTCAATGGCTTTATCGGCTTCAACTTGGCTCTTTATGCCAGACAAATCAAGTGTTCCACCTGTTCCGCCTGAACCAGACCCAAAGCCTCCTGTTCCACCGCCTATCTGCTGACGACCTGTATCGATTACATCTTTAAGCGATGTTTCCATTACAAGCTCTTGCATCGTATAAGGATTAAGATTGTTCTTCGGATTGTTAAGGATATTACCATCTGCGCCACGAATAACAAGTTTCTTTCCTCCTTGGCCGTCCTCTATGAAATCAGGAGTACCTTTTGCAAGGACTTCTGCTTTTGCAGCGTTGAGCAGCGTCTTCTGAATAGGCTCAGTAATACCACTCTTAAACTTAAGACCTGCTGTAGCAGCTTGAAAAGCATAATCTACATGCGTATCCTTAATAGTTTTATCAAACTCTGCCTTTTTGGTATTGAACTCAGTTTCCTTTGTCTGAAGTTGAGTTTGAAGCTGAGTTACTTGGGCTTTAGCATCTTTCAGCTGTTGTTTCAAAGTTTCATCGCCAGCTCCTTTTTCAAGTTTAGACTGGAGCTCTGCAACCTGTGCCTGAGCAGCAGTAAGCTGAGTTTGAATTGTTTTCACAGACTCTGCTTTAGTTTTGTACTCACCGAGTACGCGCTTAGCATAGTCGTAACTTTTTTCACCATCTTTCTTTTTAATGCCTGTAATGCCAAGAATATCAGTGTCATACTGACCGTGCAATGCACCGATTTTAGTACCTATAACGGTATTCTCATCATTTCTTGACATCTCAGCAATTGCATTCAGCTGGTCATCTGTAAGACCTGTTAAAGCTGAACTTTGTCGTAGCATCTCAATTGTTAACATATAGCTTTGTTTTTATTGTTAATTACTTTTGTACTAACTCTGTAGCATCTCCGTATGGGTCATGCAAGGCCGCCATAATGGTATAACCAAGGCCTTTATACGCTTTCTTGAAAAGCTGCCACTCTGCGAATGTGAACATTTGAGTATATGCTGGTGACTCTTCTTTGCCAGTCATTGGATTAAACCTACGACCACGCACAATTGACAAGTGCACCATCTTCTCAGTACCCGGCTTAGGAGTATAACCACTCTTAGCCTGTGTTTTCAATGCCGATAATTTTTCTTCGATAACATCATCAACATCTACTAGGAAAAGAACTACCTCGTCAAGCTCTTCCTGTAAGTCGCTTGTCCAAGCTTTTCCGCCTTTAGCCTTAGCAGCTTCTAGTTCTGCTTTACGCTCTACGGCCTTTTTCTTATAAGACTTAACATCCTCAAGACTGAGTGCCTGTAGTTGCTGAAGTTCCAATTTCTGTAACATATTCCAAAAGTTTTTTGTTTATAATATCTATTTTTTCTCTCATTGGCTTATTTGAAGCAAACTCAATTATGTTAATGTTCTCACGTTCAAATTTTTCAACTAAAGTACTAAAATTTATTTTAAGCTTTACCGAATTTTCATTTAATAACTCTTTTTCATACAATTTTAACACTTCATCCAGCGTTTTATGTGGATATGGTTCCAATTGCTTTAAGATGAGCATTCTCTGAAGTACCAAAGGATTATTACGATACTCAACCTCAAGAATTTGTTGCGATATAGCATCTAGTTCTGAGTTAGACGCACCATTCTCCTTCGCTTGTTTGTACTTAGAATATAGCTCTGCTACTGTGAAAACGTAAAACTCTGTACCCCAGTTTACAGAAGATGATATGAAAGCATCTCCATACCTGAGTTTGCAAACAGTATCTTCGACAAATTTCTGTGCCAATTCAAAGTTGGTCTTTAAGGCATTGAGAACTGAGGTTTTGCTTTCAAAGTTAGCAGTTACCTGAGTTTCATTGATAGCTTCTTTTTCACTTACAGTGCCACCAGAACCAACTACTGAAACGATGATTTCATTTTTGAGTCGTATGCACTCGTTTACATTATACTCAAGTGAGTCCTTATCAATAGTAGTAATTTGAATCGGGTTACGCATATCAGCGACTCCCTCTGACTGATTAGGAATTGGGACCTCTAAGAATGAACCTGGACCAGCTATACGCTTTTCGCTACAGCAAGGACACTTTTCAACTGTTCCATCATTGAGAATTTTATACTCACCTTTTGCATTGCGTAGAAAACCTCCATCACAGTAATCACCAGTCTCATTATTCTCAAAATTACAATCAGCTTCATACGCACTATATATAGGATAAGGTGCATACAAGTCTAAATGCTGCTTCGAAATAGAGAAGAACAAATACCAATCAAGATTTGACAGCTCTTTTGTAATTGGATTTTTCTTAAGGTCTTTATTTTTCTCATTGAGTTGTGTTGACCAAAAGAACCGAGCTGGGCAATATCCTAAATCGTGCTTTGCCTCTGAAATAAGTGACTGAATTTCATTTTTCTCATTCAGCTGATATACTCTTATAGAAGTATCATCAAATACAGCTATTCGATGTTCCGGCTGTTTGAAAATAAGCCACTCAAACTGATTTTCATCAAGTCTAAAAGTCTGGTAATCAATTACAGCATCAATCTCAAGCCAATAAAAATACGGTTCTGGGCGCAAAGATGTTTGTACTTGAGGAAGGTCTACTACCAAAATACTATTTGGCGATACCTGCATTCTCTTCCATCCGGTTGTCTTCCACACCTCTGGCTCATTGAGGTTATTCTTTTTATACTGAGACCAGTCTTCTGCAAGCTCAGAGTCAGTAAACTGATATGAGCTTGATGAGTTACGACTATAGAAAACTCTTTCGAGTTCTCTATAGACGTCCTCAACTACGGCAGGTGTAAGCAACGGAAATTTGAACAGATGAAGGAATATGTTGAATTTATCCTTCGGAAGCAATTGTCTTACCCAATCAAGGAATATAGTCGTAGGTTGGTTAATATCAGACACAGCAACATTCGTCTCAGTATGAAATCTAAGACGACGCTGCATGTTTACAGCTTTCTGAATAGTCTGACGTTTAGTCGGCTTTTGCAGAATTTGCTTTATCTGATTTAACTCTAAGGCCATTTTCTTCGTCGTAAGTATAATTGCTATCTTTAGGTAATTCCCATCCACCATTTATGGCTGTGCCCATATCAAGCAGGCGTTCGGCATGCTGAATGCCAAACTCCTGCCTCATATCGTACTTAGGCACAACTAATGTTACTGTTTGTTCTTTTTTCTTTCTCATAACTGAAAGTTTTAAGCTCCAGCAGAAGCGGCATTAACCCAATCTGTAAGAGGATTGAAGTCCAATGTTTCGCGTTTGATGATATAGAAGTTATCACTCCAGTTAGGATAGAATGACCATTCAATTGTATTGCTGTCCGGCTCTTCAAAACCGCCAAGCTTCTTATCGCCAACAAAGAACTTACCAATAGGAATTGGGAAGTATGTTGTAGGCTTATCCTGGTCATCTACCAAGCAGCCAATGTTGCCGTTTTCATCAATCAGCCAAACGCCAATCTCTTCACACATGTACTGTTTCAGCTGTGCAATTGTCTTCTGACTTTCCTGATAGATAGTGGCAGAGAACGTTGTCGGCTCACGGCCGATTGTAATCTCAATACCTCCAAGTGTCTGGTTACCACCGCCGAATGTACGAGCTGCACCAGGCTCAGAAGTAGGTCCTTGAATATACGGAGAAACTGTCATCTTAGAGCCATCAGCCGCAGAAAACAAGGTAGAAAACGATGCTTTCTTAGTCGGGTCAGTGACAGAGTTCTTCGTTCCAGCTGTCTTACGGATGCGCTGGAATGCAACTTTTTGAACTTGCCCCATACTCTCCTTGCATTCAGCAATCTCAAGGTCGGCGATATGAGCACCGGCAGGGCATCCACAGTTTAATCCCATATTATTTATGTTTTTAATGTTAATACTACCGAGCAGCTACCCTTAACTTGCATCGAATTACCTGTATTTTTGCTTCGAATTGACTTCTCCACAGCACAAATATACTAAATTTCTTTATAAGTTGTACCGCTTTTAACATTTTTTATAGAGGTATTTTTTATCTCATATTCTCGCATTATATTTATTCAAGGCTTATAATTTAATCATTCATATATAATTAGAAAGCCTAGAAATTACGAGAATAATGCGAGAATATGAATTTAGCCTAATCTTTTTATAGCTTCATACACATTTGGCTTAAGCTTATCCTTATATTTTTCAGCTATTTCTAATTATTCTTTCCTCGCTTGGTTATAAGCTTCAGCAGCAGAATCTACATCCTTAAAATAACCTATAAGCTTAACTTTTCCTTCAATAGATATTTCAGCACTATATCTATTTCCATACTTTCTGTATTTTACTCCTCTTGGTAAATCTGATTTTCGCTTTTTATTCTTTGCAAATAATAAATTTATAATTCTTGGCACAAAACTACACGCTTCTGGAGAATATACTTTATTGCCTTTAATAAGAATATCTTTATCTATATCAAAGCCTTCAATATAGTTTTCATCAAACCACTTTTTGAAGTTAGAAAAGTGCTTCCATTCTTCACATACAGAACAATCAGCATAAGCCTTGAATTTCTCTTCATGGCCAGGCCTATAACATCTATCTATCTATCTATCATGCCAGTCCATGTTTTATATGCTTGAGTTAATTCTACTTTGCCATTCTCATCTTTAACAAAAGTAAGTTCTGGTACATCATTTATACCAAAACCACAAATAGTTCCTCTTTCAAATTTCATACATTTCTAAGTTTTATTTTTCTGTTCATTGATTTACGGCTTCTCATCTCTATTACACCAGTTAATGCGTCTGGAGCATCATCATGGGTTGATTTTCGCTTATTATCTTTACGGTAAGTTGTAATAGCATTATAAAATTCACGCCATTTCTTATCCCAGTTTGCAGGAAATGCAACATCTGAGTTAACAAGGGCTGAATTTGAAAAAATGCGAACAGCCTTATTTTTTGTCTGCGTAAAAGTGTGTATTACCGTTTTGAAGTTATGCAGCCCTGCTCTTACTTTAGATTTTACATTTCTAGCAAATTGCCTGCCACCGTTATTGGACTCTATTAAGCACTCAGATATACTGTTTTCTGTGAGCATTTTGGCTAATAATACTTCAGTTTTTTCCATCGGCTCTTGCGTATATAATATATCTATAACATATATAAGTTCTGGAGTGTTTATAAAGCAAATTGCACACAGATAATCAGAGCCAGTATCAGCAGTATCAACATAACACCATCTTTGTGAAGCCTCATGGCCAGATGGTAATTCTATATTTTGATATGTTCTAAACTCGTGATACATAAGGCCCTCAGTAGGAATTGGATTTTGCATATACTGCGTCTCAAATACTACCGGGTTAATCTCTCGTAGTTTATAAAGTTCCTCAAGATTGTGCTTCATTGACCAAAGAGCATATTCTTCTCCTGTCTCAGGGTCTGTTTGTATAACCGGAAGCGATAAAACAGTCCATGTATCTGGCTCTATCTCTTGCAAATAGCCACAAAGGTCATGCTCGTGCAATCTTTGCATTATAATAATGATGGGTGTCCTACGCGAGTTAACACGGTTACGTATTGTATTTTCAAAACGTTGGTTTATGCGCTCTCGTATAAGGTCAGATGCTGCATCGTCGGCTTTTAATGGATCATCAATCATAATTGCGCCTTGAAATATATTGGTTTTGGCATCTATCATTTTAAGCATTTCATTTGTATGGTCATCAAATACAAATATGTCATTGCCTCCATCCATTTTATCTATTTCTTCATCTACTGCTCCTGCACCAAATCCAGTTACTTGGCCTTGAGTTGATACTGCATAAAGTTCTCCTCCAGCTTTAGTTTTCCATCTCTTAGCCGAACCTTTCTCAGATGCAAGAGCTGAATTAGGAAAGAGCGTTTTATATAATTCTTCGCTCATTATGTTACGAACAGTATCTGAGTTGTCATTCACGAGTATATCTGAATATGACAAATGCAAAAATCGGCACCGCGGATTTAAGGCAAAACACCAGCTTATAAATGATTTGATAACAAGCTCTGTTTTGCCATATCGAGGAGCAATGTTAATAATAAGGCGCGTAATTTTGCCATCCACGACATCTTGCAAGGCTTCAAATATCTTTTTGTGGTGCTCGGCCACAATGAATGAGCGCTTATATTGAGCTTTAAACATTAGTTTAGTATACTTTTCAAATGACGTCAAAGCCTCAAGACGTAACATTTCTACAGGATTTACAGTTCCGGGCTTTGTGGCATCTAATGCTGTTTCTTGCATTTCTCTAAGTGACTTCATTGCCATATCTCTACTATTTAATTAAGTTTTCACGTATAATCAGATACGCTTCACGACTTATAGGCACATTAGGAATAATACCTGTTTGGAGTTGTTGCTGTTCAGGTAGATTAAGTTGCATTTGGCCTTTTCCAAACACGCGGTCCCAAAGCTTCTCAACTGTTTCTATATTGCCAAGTTTTGCATCTTCTTGCAAACGCTTTATAACTGTCTTGATAACAATTGGTATCTTTTTATTACTATATAGAGCTGCCAACTGCGCTTCATTGCACGTTAACAAACAAGCCAATAAATTGGCCGTGTCTTGCTTTGTAAGCTGAACACTTAAATTGATATTAAGGCTAGTAAGAAGTTTTGTTATTTCAGGTCTTGATGCTCCTTGTAACTGAAGCGCTGAGCGTATAGCTGATGAGTATGAGCCTTTGCCCGAGTTGTGGCGTTCTGCTAACTCAGTTGCTTTAAGTGGCTCTACAGTCTGGGCCTCAAGTGCCTCAATAGCCTCAACTCGTTTTTGCTGCTCTACAATGCGTTTGGCTTGAAGCTCAGTCTGGCCATCTGGTATTTCTTCCACACCGAGTTCTTCTGCTAATGATTGGCGTCTTTCTTGTTTAGCTTGAAGACTTTTAAGCTTCTGCTTTTCAAGATACTTAATACGAGCCAATTCTTTTGCATCTTGTTTTGATTTGATGCGCGTGGCTTCTTGTTCTACAAGTTTGGATGTATCTGGGTTAGACATTCCAGGAACTATTGGCCTGTTTGGCAATATATCTGCTAATTTCTGTGCTATTTTATCTGTTTTCATATCAATCTCTTTTTTAATTTACAAACATTACATCTTTTTCATAAGACCACTTGAAGCCTCCTGTTGTTTTTTGGCCTAGTTTATCATTACAACATGCACTTATATTACTCGAGCTTGTATTAGTAGCAATAGCGGCTTCTTTTACAGAATTATACGTTTCTAAATATAATCCGGTTTTTGCGTTAAACTTATGAACCATTTTGCCCGGTCTTCCTCTTTGTATTACTTTAAGGTCAGATGGGACATATAAGGCATGAGCATCTATTTCTTTTACAAGTTCATCGTATAAAGTATAGGCATATTCATGCTCTCCTTTTATTGAAGATGAGTCTGTAAGTATATTGTACCCGTATGGATAATAAGTATTATACTTTTTTATAAGCCTGTACTTTTCTTTAAGCACAATACTTTTCTTTTCGTTAAGCAACATTCCTTCATGCATATTGTCTTTCATATCTTCAAGTATATCTACTGTTATATACTTGCTAGATAAAAGTGCGCGTCTCAACTCAAGATTTTCCATCTTGTTATTAAGGATATGAGCTATTAGCTTTTTGATACCTCTAAATACAGGATAATCGAATGTATGGCATACAAGCATTTTGCAGTCATACTCAAATTCTACTGTGAATAGAGCCCATTCTGTCATCAGCTTATCGACTGAAGAAACTGTATCGACATTTATGCCTTCTACTGTTATCATGTTTATCTGTTTTATATATAATTTTATTTGCAAATATACTAATTATATTTTTAATATAACAATTCTAATAAAGTATTTTTGTTAAAATATAATTGGCCTGCGAGAATGAAAAAAGTTATTTTACCAGCTAAAAGGCTGGATGGCACTGAGAAACAATGGCTGTCCAGAAACAAAGAAAAAATTTCATTGTTTACAGAAAAATTTTATAAGTGATTGATTTTCAATGATATAAGCCTATCTGCGAGAATGTGTAAACTAAATAAACGATATTCCTATATACATATTATCTTATTTATCATTTATACTTATAATATAATATATTTAGCCTATTTATTTTATTATAATATACTTTTATTATATTTTCAATTCTATATATAAGAGATTTAACTATATTATTGTTTCTTTGTTTATAATATATCTAACTTATTGAAAATCAATCACTTATCGAGAAACAATTGATTGTTTACTTTGTTTCTATTGTTTACGGCCTTTTGCGAGAATGCCTGAATAATGGCCTTTGCGAATTTTTGATTTGGTGGCAATTTGCGAGAATGATTTGAGGCCAAAAAATTTTTCTGCCTATGGACATGGTTCTATATACTATATATAGGGGGCACCCAGGCACCGCGCCAAGGGCCTAACTCGCACCAACATGCTTTAACAATTGGCCTGCGAGCCTCTAAGCCGGCGTGTTAATAGGCTTTAACAATTGGCCTAACTCGCACCAACATGCTTTAACAATTGGCCTGTGAGCCTGCGTGTTAACA